AGAGTATTTCCATGATGTGATATGCGAGGAATCAGGTCAGTACAAATTGCTCGGTCAGGTAATTGAATCAATTAAGCCGGCGCTGATGTTCGGATCACAAATGCTGGGTACATTTTTAATTTATGGAACTGGAGGTAATATTCTTTCTACTTCTAAGGATTTCAAAGAATTGTGGGATCAAGCAGACACCTATAACTTAGAGAAGTTTTCTGTAGATGGTACTCGTTTATATTGGCCGTTCTTTGGTAATCCTCTTGCTGAAACATTCGAGGATGAAGATACTGAAGAGATGATTGATGCTATTCCTAATCTAAAAAAATATGAAAAGCATCAGATTATCGGATGTGAGGATACTGAAGCTGCCAGGGAATATATCCTCAAGAAACGAATTGAGTATGCAAAGCTGCCGGATAAGTCTAAACTGAAAAAACACAATCAGTCGTTTCCATTATCCGTGGAAGAGATGTTCACCTCTGGCGGTTCAAACAATTTCAACGATGAAAAGATCTATGAGAGATTATTCGACATTGAAGGCAAGTTGGATAATTACAGAGAAGTGGTACTTGAGTGGGTTTACTCTCCGGAAGAGGCGGGTGAGGAAAGCTCCCAGCGACTTATCGCCCGGCCTGCGAAAGCGAATGATGCCGATTGGAAGAAGATCTACGTGCTACAGGAACCAAGAAAGGATATCCTTGATCTCGACATTGGAGGGATCGACTCCTATAACCAAGACCAAACTAAGACAAGTTCTTCCCTTGGTGCCATGGTGGTTATCCGGCAGGGAAACAGAGTTAATATGCAAGACCAGGGAATCTACAAAGCCGAGTATCCCATATGCCTTTATTACAAACGTCCCCCTCGTAAGGAGCAATTCTATGATATTTGTTTGCGTATTAGCACCTGGTACGGCCTGAAACGCAATACCATGTGTTCAGCTGAGCAGGATTTCATTATTGATTACTATGCAAAAAATGGTGGTACTCGCTATTTGTCTCCACGGCCAAAGTCTTTTGATTCAAAGAAAGGTCAGCAAGTTCACAAGTATGGCGCAAAGATGACCGGCCATTCCAAAGAGATGATTTTAGGAATTGTGCAAAGCTGGGTAGAGGATTTCGTCCATGAATGTCCTTTCCCGCAAGTTCTTCGTGATCTGCTCGCTTACGATGAAGAATATATCGGAACGGACTGGGATTCGGTTGATGCCCTGGCCTACGCCAAGATGCGTATTGAGGATATGAAAACCCGGCCACGAAAAAATTCAGAGATGGATGAGGATGTATCACCAATAAAATGGGTTCCTGATGAAAGAGGAAACATGATTCTCGTCAGGACAGATATTACAGAGAAAAACAAAGACGTAAACCTGTCTAAAGAGACTCGTGGTGGATGGCGCAGAGGTTATACGTATCCTGACGAAAGAAGGAATGATGATAAATAGTTTGGAGTTATCAACAAAATTTGTGTATTTTTGGTAATCATGTAATAGGAAGAGTTATGCCATTTCCAGAAGTAAGCGATAAGGATTTCTCTGTAGAAACGGATTTAACCAAGCAAGCTTTGGACTATGCCGAGATGCAATATAACGCAAGGCAGATAAGGAGAGAGCGGTTAGACAGGTTATACAATGCTTATAATGGCGTGATTGATCAAGCCGAGATTGATTCAATAGTTAAGGCTACCGGAAAACAATCCAAAACCAAATATGTAAAGTACCGATTAGGACGTTCCAAGCTAAAGCAGCTCCATGGAGAGTTCCTGGAGATAAATATAACTCCAACAGTTTTCTCAGTAAACGCTGAAGCGAAAAATGAGAAAATGAAGAAGTACAAGGAACTTCTCGGAATGTCTCTCGCTAAGCCCTACATCGAATCAGCCCGACAGTTGGGCTTTGATGTTTTTAGCGGGTATAACATTCCCGATTCAGACGAACCGGATTTCTGGTCAGTAGATAAATTCAAACTTGGGAATGAAATGGTAATGCAGGACATTATCATTGACAAGATGAAAAACCTCAAGCTGAAACAAACCCTCTATCAAAACTTCATAGATCTCACCATTGCTGCAGAAATGTTTGGAAAGGTAGAAAGAGATCAGAACGGGGTAGATACATATCGTTTTATCCCAGCCAAACTTGGCCTGTACGAAGAAGAAGTTTTTGATCCGCTTTTAAAAAGGAGTCCTTATCTTGGTGAGGTTCGTAAGATGTATCCGCATGAGATCCTTACCAATCCGGAATTCAAACTCGATCCTGAACAAAAGCAAATTGTCAAATCATGGTCTGATTCTTATCATGACAATGAAACTGACGAGGGCAGCAGAGAATTAAAAGGAACCCATCCTTCGATTCCAGTATATACAATCCAGTGGAAAGGCCTTGAGTCCGTGTATGTGAAAACTGCACCGGCTCAGGGCTCTTCTGTTCCTTACAAGCATATTCTTTCAGCAGAATATTACAGAAAGAATAGGAGCAAGATCCGGGCAGATGTAAAAGCCGGACGATATAAGGTAGAGGAATACTATCAGGAAATCGTATGGAGCGCTTCAAAAATCGGATTGGAAGTTTATACCATAGCAAAGAAGGAAGAAAATATTATCCAAAGACTCCGAGAGAATGGCAAACTGAGTGCAGACTTTGATTACTGCGGATTGCTTTTCTCAACTGTCGATGGAACAAGAGTATCCCTCCAGGAGATCATTTACGAACTTGAAAGAATCTATGACGATCTGCGTTTCCAGATTAATAAGGAGATTCGTAAGATCCGTGGAGCTGCATTGGTATATGACAAAGCTTATCTGCCGAAAGGAAAACTGTTAAGTGATATCATCCATGATATTTCAGAGGATGGTGTGGTTAGTTTCGACTCAAGTGCCGAAGGAAACCGGTCCGGGATGGAAACCGAAAGTAATAAGACGGGAATTAATTCAATTAATTTGGGCGAACACCAGTCGTTAGCCATTCTTTTAAATCAAGCTCTTGACATTGAAAGGGTGATGGATCGTGTTACCGGTATGAATGAGAACCGCCAGGGGCTCACCAAAGCGACAACTACTGCAACGGCCAATGTAAATAACATCGAGGCTTCCCGGTCTATGACCTATGATATGTTCTATTTCATGAACGGGTATATAGAGGATATGCTTATCAAATTGGTTGAAAAGACAAAACTGAACAAAACGATGTTCGGCCAGGATCAGAGACATTTCTTATTCGATCAGGATCAGATTGCTTACATGATGGCAACCAAGGATGTTGATAAAGATAATTATGGAGTATCCGTGACTGACGGTAAACGTGAGCGTGATATACTTCAGAAGTTGGAAATGATGTTCCCACAAGAGATCAATGCCGGAATGCTCACATCGAAAGATGTTGCTTCCTTCATGATGGAATCCAATTTCATTCGTGCAATTAAGATTCTGGATCAGTCCAGGGAGCGACTTGAGAAAGTCCGTCAGGAAGAGATTGCGGCAGCACAAAAAGGCAAGCAAGATGAAACGCAAGTTAACCTACAGATTGCTACTGAGAATCGGGAAGATGGCCAGACACACGATAAAGAGATGGAGGTCATCCGAACCGAAGGCAAAAAAGAAATAGAAGTCTTGAAAGGTGGCATTAAAGGCCGTCAGGAAGGACAGAAGCAAGCTGCTGATATGGCTACAAATAGTGGTCAGACACCAGCTGGGCAAGGATTATAATTTTTTTTATAAATAACTAATACTCATTATTATGACTAAAGGTACAGGCAAATTTGCCATGTCGGATGACGACACGTTCATTGAAAATGAAGAAGGAGGTTCAGATGGCTCTAGTGAAAATGGTGACAAAGGACAAGAAGGGTCGTCGGGAGATGATTCTGATAACGAGTCAGGCGATGGCTCAGGAGATCAATCAGGCGGCGATAATAAGGGCGCTGCAGGGGAAGCCGGTGGAGACAACGGAGCCGACTCAGACGGTGACGGATCTGAGTCAGGTGACGATCACGGGGATGACAGTGACGGAAGTGACGGAGAAGGTTCAGAAGGAGACTCTGGCGCAGAAGGTGGAGAAGGTGATGATGGAGCTGGAGAGGGCGGAGGCGAGAAAGGATCTGAGGGCAGTGGCGAAGGTGAAGGTGAAGCTGGCGAGGCTGAAGGAGAAGGAGAAGAAGATATCTTTGCGGACCTTGGAGATGAAGGGGCAGAAGGCGAAGGCTCGGAATCAGCAGCAGTCGATTTTAAAAAGATCGGCTCAGCACTCGACATTGAACTTGAAAAAGGTACCGAGGAAGAATTTACCGAAAAGGTAAATCAAAAGATAAAAGATGCTCAACAGGAAGTTGATGTATCGAAGTTTGATCCGGAGGCACAGCGCCTGGTCAAACACCTAAACGAAAATGAAGGTAAACTGGGGGATTTTTTCGTTAACCCAAAGATAGCCAGTTTACAAAACGTTCTTTCAATGACTGCTGAGGATAAGTTCAGGAAGGTTCGGGAAAACGAGCTTAGCAAGGATGGAGGCACAGCTGAAGAAATCGTTAAAGAAATTGACGAAGAGCTGAGTACCTTTCCCGCGCAAAAGATTGTAGACATTGCGAGCACGATTGATCAGAATGCTCAGAAATTAATAGCGGCCGAGATTGAAGAGATTGTAGGTGAGAGCGAGAAAAACGCTCAGGAATCTAAATCAAAGCAAGCAGAGCGGGTTACTAAAGACCGGGAGTCCATGAAGAACTTTGTTCAAAAACAGGACAACTTTTTAGGTCTGACCCTCACTGATAAAGCCAAATCAGGTATTACCAAGGACATAGAGACTGGTAAATTTGATGCGACTGTTGACTTGACGGATGAAGAGATTCGCTTTGCGGCTTACATGATTAAGAGATCTGGAGGAAGCATCAAGAATGCGTTTACCAAACAACTTGCTGAGAAAAGCAGGGAAGGGTATAATAAAGGTCTTGACAAGACGACTGGAAAGCTCCATAAGAAAAAGGAGGATGCCCGTGGATCGGGAACTGGTCATCAAGCAGCTTCAGGAGGGAAAAGTAATTTCGACAATTGGGCCGACATCGAGTAACGGGAGATATTTGAGTGTTCTTAGTGAATTTTAACTAAAAACATTCAAAACGATGAAAATAAAGATCACACAGGGTAGAGTCAGTGAAGGTGATGCTCAAGAGTATCATTTGGTATCAAATCACTTGATTGACCCGACGAAAAATATTGATAAGGTAATTCATTACGCTGAACAGCGTCACTTGATGACCTTGCTAACCTCCGGAGCCCGGTCCAGCCGGTACACTGCTCCCGGTATCACTCCCGCTGGTGGTGACACCATCAAAACCAAAATCCAATCCATCCCTACAGGTGAAATGGTTTCCAGTAATGCCTGGTCTTATAAGATCATGGGCAGGATCCAGAAAGCCAGTGAAGTTATTGGAACCGCTGCCGTTGGTACGCCAACAGCCGGAACCTCTACCAAGGGTGGTACTTTCAAGATTTACCTGAAAGACGATTACATGACCATCGGTATGAACTGCGTATTTCCAAACGGAGAACATGCAAGGGTTATGTCGCGTCCAAGCGGGTACACTGGTAAGTATCTGTATTCATTTGAATGCTTCCCTGGGAAAACTTTTGCATGGGCAACATGGATCGGATCCCTGTCAGGCCGCAAGAGTGTATTCGGTGGATACACCTCTTTTGGTGAGCGTTCCCGTAGAGGTTACGGAAACTTCCATTATCCTGATCGTTATATCCAGCACACTACCAAGCAAAGGAAAAGTATCTCCCTGTCTGGTGATGTGAACGCCAATGAGGTGTACTGGTATGAGGTCAATGGTGGAAAAGGATTTGTGTACGAAGCTGAAGCCCAAATGCGTGCTCAGTTCCTCCTGGAAGATGAATACCGCCTATGGTGGGGAGAATCGACCATGAGAGATCAGTACGGAAACCTTCTCTCCCGCGCC